CATAGCACTACGGGGGTGCTAACAACGTCATTTGCAGCGGGCAGCAAGGGCCGAGGCAACGGCAGCCGTATGCTGTATGAACTGCGCGCCCTTGGCGTACTCGGAAACAAACATATACCTGTGCAATACTTGACAGCGTCTACGCAACAGCGGATGGAGCTGCTGGCGGGGTTGATCGATACGGATGGCACCCGCGACAAAACGGGGCGGTATGCATTTACTACCGTGTCCGAACGACTTGCTAGCGAAGTCGCTACGCTCGTTCGTTCTTTGGGGTGGCGTGCAGGTATAGTACAAACGGCTCCTAGGCTATCGTCTTCAGGCATTCAAGGCCGTCAACCTTATTACAGCGTCAGTTTTAACACCGCCATTCCGCTTCCTGTACTGTTGGAACGTAAGGCGTTTTTAAAAGCCCCTGCTAAAAGAAAAATTGGTATTGCGGCGATCACCCGAGACCCTCAAGGGAAGGTCGGACGGTGCATTCAGGTAGATTCCGAAGACGGGCTGTATTTGGCGGGTACGCATTTTACGCCTACCCATAATTCGCAGATGATTTCCATCTACTATCCAGCATGGTATTTGGGCCGCCACCCCAATCATAAGGTAATTGTTGCCTCCCACACTGCCGAATTAGCTGTGGATATGGCTCGTAAGGTGCGTAATTTGATGCAAACTGCCGAATATCGGCAGATTTTTCCCGATACGACCATCGCTGCTGACGCAAAAGCTGCCGGAAAGTGGAATACGAGCCAAGGCGGGGAGTATTTCGCTATAGGCACAGGAGGTGCTCTCGCAGGACGCGGCGCGCACCTTTGTCTGGCTGGGAACACAATAGTACGCGTTGACGACGAAGGCGAGATACGGCTTAAAGACGTGCAGGCAGGCCAAAAAATATTTACGGTGTTTGGCTGGCAGAGAATAACGAACAAAATATTGACGATCCACGATTCTTGGGTTAAGATCAACAATGTCGACGCGTCGCGCGACCACCCATTCCTTACCACTAAAGGTTGGGTTTCGGCGGGGGAGCTGCGAATCGGGGACAAAATCAAAACCCTTACAGTATGGAATCGACTATGGATTACAGCCAGTTCCCTTCTCAGGCGCCTACGCGAAAGGCTTGGCAGGGCATGATGAATCGTTGCTACACTCCAACGAACAAAGACTATCCGGGTGTCGGCGGTGCGGGTATTACGGTGTGCGATGAGTGGCACACATACGATAATTTTTTGCGCGACATGGGAGAAAAACCTGCCGACTCTATCTTGGCGCGGTACGTCCCGACAATGGGGTTTACGCCGTCGAACACATACTGGCAGACCAAGGTAAACTCTCGCACAAACCGGCTGTACGGCATTTGGAAGGGCGTTAAGCGTCGCTGTGGGATGCTTGGTCCCAGCTTGGGTCGCGCAGATTACGCCGCTCGCGGGGTACAGATGGACGTTGATTGGGCGGAGAGTTTCGCTGCCTTTGCTTCTGCCGTCGGAGAGCCGCCGTCAGACGAGCATCAGCTTGACCGTATAGACAACGACGCAGGATACGTACCGGGTAACGTTCGTTGGGTCACGTCAAAAGATAACGGCAACAACCGGTCAGACAACGTTTACATAGAAATGAATGGGCGGCGCCAAACTCTTCAGCAGTGGTGCGACGAGTTTGGCGTGAGTCGTAATTTGGTAGGCGGGCGGTGGAGGCTGTTGTTTGCCCCATCCACTACGGCGCGCGCGGGATGTCAGCAAATTGACCCTGCGACAGGTGCGGTTCTTGCTGAGTTTCCAACGGTCAAAGAGGCGTCGGAAGCCACGGGAATAAAACGCGGGACGATACAGAAGTGTTTGAGCGGCGGTAACGCAACTGCCGGAGGGTTCGCATGGCGCTACATGACCTGATTGATTGGGTCACTGGCAACTTTTTAGGGTACGTAACCGTCCGCACTATCCGGACGGTAACGCCCGATGGGCCTATGTACGACATAACTGTTAGACCGGACCACGAGTTTTTGGTGAAATCCGGTACTAACTGGCTGCGTACGCACAACTGTATCATCGACGATCCGCTATCCGAACAGGACATTAAAGCAGGAAATACAGAATCTTTAGATATCACATACGAGTGGTATCGTGCTGGTTTGCGTACTCGATTGATGCCGGGCGGCAGGATAGTCGTTTTACACACAAGATGGCACCAAAGGGACGTCATTGGGCGTCTGATAAAAGACGCTGCGCTTAATCCAGACGGCGACCGGTACGAGATTTTTGAGTTTCCTGCCATTCTCAACGCCGACAACCCGGAAGATCACCCGACAGCCCCGCCGAAGTCGCTGTGGCCGGAGCAGTGGAGCCTTGAGTCTTTACTTCGTACCCGTGCCAGTATGCCGGCATGGCAGTGGAATGCGCAGTATATGCAGAATCCGACCGCGTCGGAGTCGGCCATTATCAAGCGCGAGTGGATCAGATGGTGGGAACATGATACCCCGCCTAAAGTTGACTTTATTGTGCAGTCTTATGACACAGCGCTCACTACCAAAACGCGGTCGGACTATAGTGTGTGCCACACGTGGGGGGTGTTCTTCCACGAAGAAGACAATTCAACCAATGCTATCCTGCTCAATCGAGTCAAAGGCAAGTGGGAGTTTCCCGAACTAAAGCAGATGGCGCTGGAGCAGTACCAAGAGTGGGAACCAGACTCTGTAATCGTTGAAGCTAAGGCTAGCGGCCAGCCGCTGGTTGACGAGATGCGACGCAGTGGCATATTTGTGCAAGAGTTCAGCCCGGGTAAAGGCCAAGACAAGATTGCCCGACTCAATGCCGTAGCGGATATGTTTTCGGCAGGGCACGTATGGTTTCCAGAAACGTCGTGGGCGCAAGCGACTGTGGAGGAGATTATTTCCTTCCCTTCCGGGGAGCACGACGATGAAGTTGACGCCATGACAATAGCCCTAGCGCGCATCCGCCGGGGTGGGTTGCTTCGGTTGCGAACTGATAACGAGGATAATGAACCCACATTCTTCCGCCGCAAGGGCGGCTACTACTAATACCGCAAGGACCGAACATGGCTACAAACTTTGACAAGAGCCTTACCCCAGCTGCCCCGCTTGACGATGAACCCTTCCAGCTTGAGCTGGAGCTGGAGCCCGCTTCCGATTCCACCGTTATTGAGCTTGATGACGGCTCGGTTGAAGTCAACCTCGCCCCTGCTGGACTCGGCGCCCTTGGTGCCGAGTCCGACATTCCGTTTGATGAGAACCTTGCGGAACACCTGGACGAAACCGTCCTCTCCAGCATTGCCTCAGACATAATCGACGAAGTCGAGACGGACATTCAGTCCCGGAAGGAATGGGTTGAGACGTATGTTAAAGGTCTGGAGGTGCTTGGGTTCAAGTACGAAGAGCGTATGGAGCCGTGGGAAGACTCTTGCGGTGTGTATAGCGCAGTCCTGTCGGAGGCTGCCATTCGGTTCCAAGCCGAGACCATGCAGGAGACCTTCCCCGCTGCCGGGCCGGTGAAGACGCTGATCCTCGGAGAATCTACGCCAGATAAAGAGAAAGCTGCCGAGCGAGTGCGAGACGATATGAACTACCAGCTCACGGAAGTGATGGTGGAGTACCGCACAGAGCACGAGCGGGCGCTGTTCAACCTTGCCTTGGCGGGCAGTGTATTCAAGAAAGTTTACTTTGACCCGAGCCTTAACAGGCAAGTCAGCATCACCGTGCCGGCTGAAGATGTAATCGTGCCGTGGGGCGCCACTGACCTGCACACTGCGGAGCGTGTTACCCACGTGATGCGCAAGACCAAGATGGAGATGCAGAAGTTGCAGGCGTCGGGCTTCTATCGGGACGTTGACTTGGGGGAGCCGAGGACGTTCCACAGCGACCTTGAGAAGAAGAAAGCTGAAGATGCCGGCTACTCACTCACCGATGACAACCGGTACGCACTGTTCGAGGTGCACGCTGACTTAATCATTCCGGGCATTGACGGTGCAGATGACGACCTGCCTTCCCCGTACGTAGTGACTATTGACCGTAACACCCAGACAGTACTGTCTGTCCGCCGTAACTGGGACCCCACCACCCCCACCCCGCTCAAGCGCCAGCACTTCGTACATTACCCGTACGTGATTGGCTTTGGGTTCTATGGACTCGGGCTCATCCACATCATCGGCGGCTATGCGCGTGCAGGTACCAGCCTTATCCGTCAGTTGGTCGACGCAGGCACTCTTAACAATTTGCCGGGCGGGCTCAAGGCTCGGGGGTTGCGTATCAAGGGCGACGACACGCCCATCGCCCCCGGAGAGTTCAGGGATGTGGACATCCCGTCAGGGGCCATCCGCGACAATATTATGCCCCTGCCGTACAAGGAGCCGAGCCAGACGTTGCTAGCGCTACTCAACCAGATCACCGAAGAAGGCCGACGTTTGGGGGCTATCTCTGATCTTAAGGTTAGCGACATGTCGGCTAACGCCCCGGTGGGTACGACGCTGGCCATTCTGGAGCGGACGCTGAAGCCGATGGCTGCGGTGCAGGCACGTGTGCACTACGCGATGAAGCAGGAGTTTAAGCTGCTGAAGGCGATCATTGCCGAGTACGCGCCGACTTCGTATGACTACACGCCGAACAAAGCGCCTAAGCAGGCGCGGCGCGAGGACTACGCTGCCGTTGAGGTTATCCCCGTAAGCGACCCGAACAGCTCCACAATGGCGCAGCGGGTTGTGCAGTATCAGGCAGCTCTCCAGATGGCGCAGCAGGCGCCTCAGATTTACGACCAGCAGTACCTGCACAGGCAGATGCTTGAGGTGCTGGGCATCAAGAACGCCGACCGTATCGTGCCCATGCCGGAGGACCAGAAACCTCGTGATCCGGTCAGTGAGAATATGGCTGTGATGGTCGGCAAGCCAGTAAAGGCGTTTATCTACCAAGACCACGACGCGCACATCGCTGCGCATATGACGTTTATCCAAGACCCGATGATTGCGGCCACTATCGGACAAAACCCGATGGCTCAGCAGATGCAGGCTGCCATGATGGCCCACGTAGCCGAGCATTTGGGCTACAGCTACCGTAAACAGATCGAAGAACGCCTCGGCGTTCCCCTCCCGCCCCCAGATCAGCCCATG